GTACTAATAATTGGAATATGATTAAACTTCATTGGACTATACATCCAGATAGAGAACAACCTTGGAGAGATGAACAAGATAAATTATTGGGGCCTTCAATGGCCGCTCAAGAATGTGATTGTGACTTTATCACTTCTGGTCAATCTGTAGTTGATGGTGTTATTTTAGAAGAATATCGAACCACTATGGTAAAAGACCCTATGGAAAAACGTGGAGTTGATAATAATGTTTGGATATGGGAACAACCAAATTATACAAAAGATTATGTTGTGAGTGCAGATGTTAGTAGGGGGGATGCGACCGACTACTCAGCATTTCATGTTATGGAAGTAGAAGATTGTAAACAAGTAGCGGAATATAAAGGTAAGATTTCTACAAGGGATTATGGTAACTTACTCGTAAATATATCTAAGGAATATAATAACGCATTATTGGTAATTGAAAATGCCACAATTGGATGGGCAGCAATCCAACAAGTAATAGATAGAGAATATGAAAATTTATTTTATATGAGTAAAGATTTACAATATGTAGATACACAAAAACAAATGTCTAATAAAATTTATAGACAAGAAAAACAAATGATTCCTGGGTTTACAATGTCCACGAAAACAAGACCGTTAGTTATTTCTAAATTAGAAGAATTTTTTAGAGAAAAGTCAGTTAAAGTTTATTCCCAGAGATTAATTGATGAATTATTCGTATTTATATATAACGGAACTAAAGCCGAAGCAATGTCAGGATACAATGATGACTTAGTAATGTCATTTGGAATTGGATTATGGATACGAGAAACTGCATTAAGATTGAGAGCTGAGGGAATAGAATTACAAAAGAAAACTTTAACAGGGATGGATATGAATCCTGGTATTTATATAACAGAAGAAAACCCTGGCCAGGATGCCTGGCAATGGGATGTAGGAAATAGAAATAAAGAAAAAGAATCTTTAGAATGGTTAATTAATTAGAGGAAAGTATGGCAGATACATCAATAAGAGCTCGACTGTTTAGATTATTTTCTGGTAACGTTATAGTAAGAAACGTTGGTGGAAGAAGGTTAAAAGTAGCAGATACGAGTAAAATACAATATTTACCACAAAGACAGTTAGTGGATAGATATCAACGACTCTTTTCAACAGGAAAAGGGTTATCTGGATATTCAGATACTGCAATGGTGCGCTCAATGCGGTTAGGGTTATTTAGAGATTATGAATCAATGGATAGTGATTCCATTATATCATCAGCACTGGATGTATATTCAGATGAATCAACAATGAAAAGTGAATATGGTGATGTTTTAACAATTAATAGTGATAATGACCAGATAAAACAAATATTACACAACTTATTTTACGACATATTAAATATAGAGTTTAACTTGTGGTCTTGGGTTCGTAATATGTGTAAGTATGGTGATTTCTTTTTACATTTAGAAATAGATGAAAAATATGGAGTTAAAAATGTAGTTCCTTTATCAAGTTATGATGTTGTGAGATTAGAAGGAATTGATCCAGACAATCCAGAATATGTTAAATTCGTATTAGAATCGGCAGATCCAAATCAGACAAAATTAAGTCATACTCAACAAGAATTTGAAAATTTCGAAATTGCCCATTTTAGGTTATTGGGTGATTCAAATTATTTACCATATGGTAAGGCTATGGTTGAGGGCGGTAGAAAGACTTGGAAACAATTATCTCTTATGGAAGACGCGATGTTAATTCATAGAATTATGAGAGCTCCTGAAAAAAGAGTATTTAAAATTGATATTGGTAATATTCCACCAAATGAAGTTGATAATTATATGCAACAAATTATCAATAAAATGAAAAAGGCACCCGTAGTAGAAAAAGAATCTGGTGATTATAATTTAAAATATAATATGCAGAACATAACAGAAGATTTCTTTGTACCTGTTCGTGGTGGAGATAGTGGAACACAAATAGATTCATTACCTGGATTAACATATGAAGCGGTAGAAGATATTGAATATTTGAGAAACAAGTTAATGGCAGCATTAAAGATACCAAAAGCATTTCTTGGATATGAAGAACAAGTTGGTTCAAAGGCAACCTTAGCGGCAGAAGATGTGAGGTTTGCAAGAACGATTGAAAGAATACAAAGAATTATTATTAGTGAATTAACAAAGATTGCTATTGTACATTTATACGTACAAGGATATACAGACGCAGATTTAGTTAATTTCGATTTGGGATTAACAAACCCATCCACGATATATGAACAAGAAAAGATTGAGTTGTGGACGAGTAAAACTTCACTGGCATCTTCAATGTTACAAGATGGTATAGTTTCTACAGAGTGGATTTATAGAAACATATTTAAATTTACTGAAGATGAGATTAAACACGAAGATGAACAAATTGTTTTCGATTTTAAACAAAAATTTAGAAGAGCTCAGATAGAATCTGAAGGAAACGATCCAGCAAAATCTGGCGAATCACAAGGAACACCAAGTGATTTAGCTATGGGTAGAACTGGACACGAATTAGAAGATGAAGGTGGAGCTCCAGAAGGCGGACAGCCAGGAGCTGGGAGACCTAAAGAAGGCCCCCATTATGGAAAAGATGGTAGTGCAAGAGGAAGAGACCCATTAGGAAAACACGATAAAAGAAAAGGTGGGAGTGGAGCACCTAAATATGGTAAATCATTAGCTTTAGCCCACGTCGATAAACTAAAGGGAACATTAATTAAACCTCATACAAAGATATTAACTGAGTCTGAGGAAGTAAAAAAGGAATATGATAAGGAAATAAATTCTAAATCGTAATATATATAAATTTTAGAAGTTTAATATTTATAGTAGAAGGAATTTAATTATCATTGGAGTGATATATGTCTAAAAAGTTAAAGCACAGTAAAATTAAAAATACTGGTGTGTTATTTGAAGTTTTGACTCGACAAATAACATCAGATATACTGAGCAACAAAGAATCAAAATCTGTAAATTTAGTCAAAAAGTATTTTAATAAAAATACTGCATTGGGAAAAGAATTAGAATTATATAAAATCTTAACAAAAGAACGATATAATTCTGAAGAACGTGCAAACAGATTAGTAGATGCTGTTTTGAAAGAACGGGCACAAATTACAAATGCTTCTCTTAGAAGGGAAAAATACAATTTAATTAAGGAAATTAAGGAAGATTACGATGTAAAAAAATTATTTACCTCAAAAATTCCTAATTTTAAACAATTGGCGTCAATTTGGAAACTATTTTCTATTGAATCTTCGATGGAAAGTTATAGTCCAAAAGAAGAAGTTGATTCAAGATATACGATAGTTGAAAATTTAATTTCCTCTAATCCTAATAAAAAGATTAGTAAATCTCCCGTAACTAATGAAGATAAAGATGTTAGATTACTTGCTTATCAGTTGATGGTAGAAAAGTTTAATAAGAAGTATTCGAAGTTATCAACTGAACAAAAAGAAGTATTGAGGAAATATATTAATAATGTTTCTAATGCTACTTCATTAAGAGAATTTGTACAAGTAGAAGTGGGTAAAATAAAAAGCTATTTGAAGAAACTTGTACCTGCTATAGATGATGATATTACAAAAATCAAGTTAACAGAAGCGATTAACTTTGCAGATACTATTAATGAAAATAAAGATACAGAGAAAAAATTAACAACTTTAATGAGATATTATGATTTGATAACGGAGTTAGAGGATGTTTCCAGCCGAAATTAAGTTAAGAGAATATATTAGAACATTTGTACGAGAGTTATTGAGTACTAATGAGATTACTCAAACGGGGGATATTGCAGGATATAATACACCGTTTGCATTTAGTTCTAAGAAAAAGAAAGATAAGGATAAGGAAGAAGAAGTGGCTACTAATTCAACTGGATATGAAGTTGTTAAAGAAGGTAGATATCATCAATGGAGAAATGATGATACTCTCAACCCAAAACAAAAAATTGGGATGGCTATGAGAGAAACTCGTGATTGCTTAAAAGATTTAGAAAGAACAGTTCAGTATAATGTTAGACTGAAGAATGAGTTAAAAGTTGATTCAAGAGATTATTGGAAAACTACTCATAAGGCTTTAGGTAAAATTAGTGAGAGATTAGTTAAGTTGGCCAATAAAGTTGGTAAATTGTACTAATGTCTGTAGGATTAAAAGATTATCTTGTAGCGTCTGATATTTTGACGGAGGCACCTGTAAGACTAAAAAAATTACAAAAACAGGTAAAGAATATAGAAAAGGCAGAAAGTAATTTACGTCATAAGATGTATGAAGTAGCACAAGATTTAAGTAGTGGTGGTGAAAAAAACACGGCTAATAAAATAATAAGGTCATATCAACAGAATATAACTAAATTTATGAGAGAATTTATGGCACTCACTAAGAGGATAAAATAATTATGAGCAAGGAACTATTAGTAGATTATCTACCATTTGAAGTAAAATCAGAACAGATAACCGAATCATTAAAAGAAAATAATGGTAAATTAATTGTTAAAGGAGTACTTCAACGAGCAGAGGCTAAAAACCAAAATGGTAGAGTTTATCCACGAGAAGTTTTAGTAAGAGAGGCTAAGAAGTATACAACCACCTATATTAAAGAACGTCGTGCCATGGGGGAGTTAGACCACCCAGATTCATCTGTGGTGAACCTACAGAACGTTTCACATAATATTAAAGAGATGCATTGGTTGGGGGATGATTTACTCGGAACAGTTGAAGTATTAGGAACTCCGAGTGGTAATATATTAAAAGAATTATTTAAAGCAGGTATTAAACTTGGAATTTCATCTCGTGGTATGGGTTCAGTAGAAACTATTGGTGAAGCTGAAGATGGTGAACCAACCACACAAGTACAACCCGACTTTGAACTTATAGCATTCGATTTTGTATCCAACCCATCTACACACGGAGCATTTATGTATCCTATGAGTGAGGGAATTGATCCAAGTCAAACACAGGGTAGAACTTGTGGAACGTATTGTAAGGCCGAAGATATAATTAATAAAATTATCAGAGGTGAATAATGAGTGAATTCAGTCATAGAAAGTTTAAACGATATTTACTTGAAAAAGATGGTATTGAAGTGGATAAAGAAATCATTTCAACTAAAGAAGAATTTAGTCATAGAAAATTTAAACAACATTTAATTGAATTAGATGAAGCCGAATATGGTAAGCCATTTAGTTCACCTGAAGCACAACAATTCGTTGATAAAGATTTAAATGTAATGTCACAGATTTTAGGAAAGGCATCACAGAAAGTAATTAAGACTATGATGAATGGAGTAAAAAGTCATAAATATGAGGCATTGGATTTAGTAAGAGGACTTAATCAAGGTGATATTAGAAGAGCACATTTTGGTGAAGAAGATTTTATAAAGCAATTGTGGCATAAAGTAAGAGATAAATTTAGAAGATACTCAAATTGAGATAATAGGAGACATATAATGTCAAAAGAAATTAAATTAAAACAAATAGTAGAAAATTTTATGGTGGGTGGGGTAGTTAATAAACCAGCCTTTTCAAATCTTGATATGTTTAAGACTAAAATTTCTACTGAAGATGTGAATTCTGATATTAGATTGTCGTCTTTAATACCAGAAGACCACGAGGATGGCCACGAAGAACAAGAAATTGACGAAGCTCAGTTTTTAGAAGATGTTAGAAATTTTGGTTCTTTGGGTAAACATATTTATCGTGAAAATGATATAAGATCAGTTGCTGAAAAGTTAGCTAACATTGCAAAGACTGCAAGAACTCATACCTTAAGAGAAACCGAAGAATGGTTTGATAAAATTACAATCAATCGTAATATGAAAGATTTAGGTTCACTCTCAGGTCAATTTAGTAAAATTGCAAATGAAGCACAAGGATTACAAGAAAGAATGAGTGCACTATATGAAGATATGGGACATATTGTAGGTAGATACTATGATGTTAATGAAGAATCTGGTGATAAAGCAGAATATGAGAAGTTTTTTAATGGTGCATTAAAGAAGTTTGGTGTTGGTTCTCCTGATGAATTGGGTGATGAGGCAAAAGCAAAATTCTTTAATTATATAGATAAAAATTGGCAGGGCGATAACGAGAGTGATTAAATTGATGGACATTTTGAAAGAAGTTTCAACTAATGTCGTGTCATATAAAGCAGATGGTGGAGAACCCGATACTGGATGGACATTAGCAGGTAAAGACCGCGTATTAGGTGTAAATATGAGTAAACCTGAACCTTGGTTCGAAAAGGGTGGATATAAACAGTTAAGTTATCCAACCGCAGACGATCCATATAAAGGTGATAGGGATAAAAATATACAAAGATTACAAGTGATAAAGAGAGTGGTCAATACAGGCGAAAAATATGAAGATTTCAATGGTGCAGTTGCATCTTGGGATAAATTTGGAAATGAAGATTATTCTTTGGAGTATGATAATGATTAAAATGAAACCACTATTAAAGGAATCCACTTGGACGAATAGAAAATTTGGAGAATCCTTACCCACTTTAGAAGATTATATGAGTGAAACTTACGATGATGAAAATTGTGGTGACGGACACGCAGTAGTTTCTGAAGCTGAACCATCAAATGATGATGACAAATATGTATCCGTTGGTTGGGGAAAATATAAAGAAAAGGGTAAAGAAGATGATGAAAATGCACCTACTTTTTCCAAAACGGATTCTGGTCAATTTGTAAAAGCGGGTGGTGATGAAAAAGGTGGAGATGCCCCAGAGAAAGAACCAGCAGGTAAATTAGGTGGTGGAGATTTCGAAAGAGATTTTGAAGATGACCCCGATGATATTGATAACTTAGATACAGCACTTGATGATGATCCTACTCGTGGAGACCCTGATGATTCTTGGGATGATGAAGAAGGTAGAGCAAAACCACCCGTAGGATGGAAACCGACAAGACCATCTTATACTCCGAGTGGTGAACCAGCCTCGATTGGAGTTGATCCAGATGATCCAGATGCACCTAAACAAGGCGGTGGTGGTGATTTTACAAAAAGTGCTGATTATGATATGTGGTCAGATGATGACGAGCTTGCAATAAGTGGAACTGACTCAGATGACCCAGCAGGTGGTAAAGGTGATGCTTGGATGACTGGTGATGACGCAAAACAAAAGGGTATGGATAGAGCATCAGGTTTAGCTAAAAAGGGTATGGAAAAACGTCCAGGTGGAAAACAGGCAGAAGAAGATTATCAAAAAGCAGATCAAATGATAAAGAAATTTGCTGGTGTGGATATAGAGAAGGCCGAATATTGGGCAAAGAAAAAGAAGCAAGCAGCAGATGCAATGATGGGTGAAATTACAATCGATGGTAAGAAATACAAACCAATAACAGAATCCATTAACCCAACAGTATATGATCCAAATAAAGAAATAAAAAGAACGTGGAATAAAATTAAGACACGACAATTTGACCGCACATGGCAAAAATAATTATATAAATAATAGAGGTTACACTTGATAGAAGTAAAAGTTAAACATAATAATATAGAAAAAGCTCTTAGAATATTCAAACGGAAGATAAAAGATTCCAGAATATTATATGATTTGAGTGAGAGATCATACTATACAAAACCCTCGTTGAAGAAGAGAAAGATGGTATTAAGGGCAAAAGCACGAAATTTACGAGAAATGCAAGTAGAAAACGATAAAAACTTCTAATTTTTGAACGTTTTCCTAAATAAATATATATTTATATAAAACTAAATACACTATTGGGATAACCATCCCGTCATATAGTGTACCTTAAAACTAATCACATAATAGTTCCCAATAACTATTTTAAATCCAAACAAATAATTAAAATAAATTAGGTAATTTATCTAGTTTTTAATTAATTAGGAGAAAAGTAATGGATGACTTATTAAAAGAAGCCATTGCAGACGCAAAACAAGTTCGTGAAACAGCCTTAGCAAACGCTAAGATGGCACTTGAAGAAGCTTTCACTCCTCGCCTACAATCTATGCTTTCAAAGAAGATTCAGGCAGAAGTAGAAGATGAAGAAGTACCGGCTGAATTTTCAGACGAAGATGAAGATGAAGTTGCTCCTGAAGAAGTACCTGCTGAATTTTCAGTAGAAGATGATGAGGTTGCTCCAGAAGCACCTGCTGAATTTTCTGATGAAGATGATGAGGTTGCTCCTGAAGAAGTTCCAGCTGAATTTTCAGATGAGGATGAAGAAGAACTCGCAATACCTGCTGAAGAAGGCGTGATTGAAATTAATGGTGTTAAATATGCACCAGTAGTTTCTGAAGAAGATGAAGTGGAAGAAGAATATTCTGAAGAGGATGTTGAAGATGGCCACGAAGAAGTTTCTGACGCTGATTTAGACCTCGAAGCAGTATTGAAAGAACTTGAAGATGAGCTTAATGAAGAAGAAGATGAAGAAGAGCCTACAGACGAACAAGTAACTGAAGGTGAAGTTGATACAACTTCCCCAGATAACGATTCTGATGAAACTCTTGATTCTTCTGATATCGGAAACGCAGAAAACGCAGCACCATCCGCCGAAGCATCAGATTCATCTGATGTAGGCCAAGGTTCTGAAGAACCTGCAGCAGCAGACGCCCCAGCAGCAGGAAGTGAAAATCCTGAAGATGAAAAAGGCGAACCTGCAGATGAAGCATCTTTAGCCGAATCTTCTGACGATCCGTTGGCACCCCCGCAAGAGGATGCAGTAACAGATGTTGAAGAAGAAATCGACTTAGAGGAAATCATAAAAGCACTTCAAGAAGAAGAAGGTGAAGAAGAAGAGGAAGAAGCAGCAGTTGAACAAGTTTCTAAACTTCAATCCGATCTTGACGAGCATCGCAATGTCGTAAAATATCTTCGTTCTAAGTTGAACGAAGTCAATTTACTTAACGCAAAACTTTTATTCACAAACAAACTATTTAGAGTGTTTGGTTTGAATACTGGTCAGAAAGTTAAAGTAGTTGAAACCTTTGATAGAGCTAAGAATATTCGTGAGGTTAAGCTAGTGTATAGTACAATGGCAGAATCTTTCGGAGCAAATTCTGAAGCTAAACCCAAAATTGTTAAAGAATCTAAAGGCTCAGCCTCTAAACCTGTCGCCTCAACAAAATCACCAAAACAAGCAGTAATTACTGAAGGTGATTCGATGAGAGATAGATTTCAGAGATTAGCTAAGATAATTTAACATTAACTGGAGAACTTATTATGTCACTTAAGGCAATCGAAAATATAATGGGCGGCTATAGCCCCACTACTGAGCGTCGGAAAGAAACCGAACAGCTTATTAAGAAGTGGGAAGCCACAGGTCTATTAGAAGGTCTTGACAGAGAAGATAAAGTTCACAATATGGCTCAACTGTTGGAAAACCAAGCTAAACAGCTCATTGATGAAACATCAAGAGTTGGTGGCCCTGGTACAGAAGAATGGTCTGGAGTTGCATTACCACTGGTTCGTAGAATCTTTGGTGAATTAGCAGCACAGGACTTCGTTTCTGTTCAACCTATGAACCTACCAAGTGGACTGATTTTCTATCTTGACTTCAAATATGGAACATTACAGACAGCAGCACATGCAGTCGGTGGTGATATCCATGGTGACACCTCAGCATCTAACGCAGATGCTAGTGGTGGACTTTATGGTGCTGGTAAATTCGGATATTCCGTCAACGATTCCGCAACTGGAACATTAGTATCAGGTAGTACTGTTAGTGCTACTGTATATACTACTGGTTCTGTTGTTTGGGATGATGTTGAATTCGAACCTGATCTTTCAGCTTCTGTTTCCGCAGGAACTTTATCTAAAGTTACTGTAGGTACAGGTGCATTCACAAACCCAGATCACTCTGGTGTTCGTGCATTTGAACTTTCTGGATCTGGAGTAGCCGCATACTACCCCGCACATACTAAATACAGTGCTGCAGCTTCCACATATTCGTTTATAGCGGATATTACTGGAGCGGCAACTGGTGTAGGTGTGAAATATCACAAACAACCTACAGATACAACTCGTGGAGATTTTGAAGATACTTCCACAAGTGGTGATTCCACTACAGCAGCTGGAATACCCGAAGTTGATATCCAAATGCGTAACGTCTCTATCGTTGCTAAAACACGTAAACTGAAAGCCGTATGGACTCCTGAGTTAGCTCAAGACCTTAACGCTTATCATAGTGTTGATGCAGAAGCCGAATTAACAGCAATGTTAAGTGAATACATCTCAATGGAAATTGATTTGGAAATCCTTGATATGTTGTTAGTTAACGAATCTGCTAAACAGGAACGCTGGAGTGCTAGACCTGGTTTCGAGTATGACACAGCATCTAAATTATTTGCTGAGGCATCTGGAAATTCCAACGCTTACACAAAAGGAACTTGGTTCCAGACTCTTGGTAACAAGATACAAGCTGTAAGTAACGCAATTCATCAGAAGACTCTACGTGGTGGTGCAAACTTCATCGTAGTTTCTCCTGAAACAGCAACTATTATCGAAAGTATCCCTGGCTACGCCGCTGATACTGATGGTAATGCAACCAACACCTCTTACGCAATGGGCGTACAGAAGGTTGGTCAATTGAACAACAGATATACTGTTTATAAGAACCCATACATGATTGAGAATCAAATCTTAGTCGGTTTCAGAGGAAGTAACTTCCTTGAAACAGGTGCTGTATATGCTCCGTATGTACCTCTTATCATGACTCCGTTGGTCTATGACCCAACTAACTTTACTCCACGTAAAGGTGTAATGACTCGCTACGCCAAGAAGATGGTTCGTCCTGAATTCTACGGTAAAGTGATCGTTGCTGATGTTAACTATGTATAATGGTTAATATCTGATAAGATAACTGAAAAAACCCCAGTCATTAGATTGGGGTTTTTTTGTGATCATTATATTTATAGTAGAGATAATATATCTTAAATTATTAATTAGGAGATTACAAGATGGCAAATTTGTCGTGGTTAAACACAGGTACTTTAATAACTTTACAAGATGGTTCTCAAAAAGCAATAGAAGAAATTGCAGTAGGGGATAAAATTCAAACATATGATGCATCTGGTGAAGATTTTGATGGTGCACATATAGAGGTAAATGAACAAACATCAGGTATTGTTACTGAAGTACAAGAAAATAGTATTGAAAGTGTAGATGTAAGTAAAATATCATTTAGTAATGATACTAATTTGATATTATCATCAGATAGTCCAATACACGGGATGAAAACCGAAACGAATTGGGTAACTCCAAGTAAAGATGCAGCAGAAGAAGTCTATGGTGCAGGTGAACGTACAGAAGATGATATAGAAGCTGGCGCACCTGACAGTAGATTTACAGAACTTGCAGCTAATGATCCCGTTTTTGTGGATGATGGCGAAGGATTATCATATGATGTAACAGTTACGGAAGTAGAATCTCAAGAAGATGAGGATGATTTTACTATGTATTGTATTAGTGGATTGGATAAAGGTGATACTTTCTTTGCAAATGGAGTTTTACTTGGCTTAGGTGTAGATTAAGAATGGAACAAATTAACCCTGGATTATCATCTGGTACGTTAATTACTATGTTAGACGATTATCAGAAACCCATAGAAGAAATTAAGACTGGGGATGTTATAAAAACATTCGATATGGCATCAGACGATTATGATGGAGCACATCCTATGATGAATACTCCCACATATACTAAAGTTAGAAAAGTAAAAAAACAACGAGCTACTAAGTTAGTTAAAATAAAATTTAGTGATGGGACTGATTTAATTACTACTATCGGTCATCCATTAAGAATGCAAGCTATGCCGTGTGGTATTGTTTATCGTGAAGATGGAATAGAAACTCGTGGATGTAGTGATGTGGATGAAGGTATGGAAGAATATGATAGAGTAGGTGCTCGTGCAAAAATGGTTACTGATATAGATGAAGTTGATGATTGGGCTAAAGATTTAGGATATCATTTTTGTTGTAATGTTGGAATGGAATCATATTCACCTGAAAAAAAGTATACAGAAACTAAATATGATATAAATGATTTGAGATTTAATAATGTGGTTACAAAAAATGAATGGGAAACAGCACAATTAAAAATTGGTGGGTTTCCTATACTGGGAGTGGGAAAGGCAATAGAAACTATTCGTAAGGAAGTGGATGGTAATTATACAGAATTGGTTAATGATGCAGTTACAATAGTAGGGTTTGAAGATTTAAACGATGAATTTGAAACTTATTTTATAGATAGTACTGATATTAATTCTCGTGATAACAACTATTTTGCAAATAACATATTAGTATGTAATGATAGAGGCCCACAAAACAACGAACAAGTACACAGATAAATTAATTAGTTATAACTCTTATAATCTTTCTTTTCCCCTATCGTCTATTTATTAGTGAATAACTTTATTTAATTGGAGAAGTTTAAATGGCACAAACCTCAATATGGCCAGGAAGTGGTTCAGCCGTAAGTGAATCAACACCGTTTGGAACGTTTGATAATCAGTCAACATTTCAAACAGACGCACCGAAATTCGCAATTTGGGCAGCCCGTAGATTGGGCTATCCTATAATGGATGTAGAGTTACAGGATACAAGTTTTTATGCATGTTTTGAAGAGGCCTCATTAGAATATTCCTCACAAGTTAATCAATATAATATAATTGATAATTTATTACAGTTAAAAGGACAATCAACTGGTTCAGATTTAACACATAAAAATATTACACCCACGTTAGGAAGAACTATAGCAATATCTAACCAATATGGTACGGAAGCTACTTTACCCGTTGGTGGAAATGTAGATTTAAAGAAAGGGTCAATTTCCGTAACTAGTGGTTCACAAGAATATGATTTAAATGCATTATATTCCGCGGTATCTGAATCAGGTAAAGCAATAGAAATTAGACGAGTTTATCATGGTGCCACACCAGCAATCCAAAGATATTTTGATCCATACGCAACTTCTGGTCATGGAACTCAAAATTTACTGGAGGGGTTTGGAATGGGTGGAATGTCTCCCGCAATTTCATTTACTATGATGCCGGTATTTGAGGATTTATTAAGAATACAGGCTATTGAAATGAATGATGAGATTAGAAAATCAGCATATTCATTTCATCTAGTTAATAATAAATTGAGAATATTTCCTGATCCATCCACTTCGTTCACACTATGGTTTGATTATTATTTATTGGAAGATAAAAATAGTGGAGTGATTGAAGGAGTGGGAACTTCTGCAACAAGTTCAATATCAGATTTTTCTAATGTTCCATATAATAATATGAGTTATAATCATATAAATGATGTGGGAAAAACTTGGATTCGTAAATATGGATTGGCTTTATCTAAAGAGATTTTAGGTGCAGTTAGAAGTAAATATGGGACAATACCTATACCTAATTCAGAAGTAACTATGGATGGTGATGCTTTAAGAACTGAAGCAGCTACAGAAAAGGATCAATTGATTACTCAGTTGAGAGAAACATTAGAACAAACGAGTAGAAGAGCTTTGACAGAAAAAGACCAAGAGGAATCCGAGTTTTTACAACAGAAATTAAATAAAGTTCCAATACCAATTTTTATAGGATAGAAATATGGCTTCAAGATTTTTAAGTCAAACAGACAGAAACTTTTTTGAAACTGTAAATAAAGAATTACTTGGTAGCCCACGTGATGAAAAAGATGGAGTTATCAATACTTTTGTTAAACTGTTTCGTTTATCTGTTGAAAATACAGCAACCAATTTATATGGGGAAGCATCTGCTGGAAAGGTTTATCTACCAGGGGTACAATTACCTTCATTAGTTTCTGCAGAAGATTTTGATTTCACTACAGATGAATTTGGGCCAGATTTGAGACAATCGGCAACATTTTCATTTGAAAGAGAGTATTTGGTAGGATTACCATTAGTTACAAGTATTGGTGATGTAATTGATTGGAATTATGCACATTGGGAAATAGCTTCTTTGAATGAAAATCAATTAATTGGTGGACAAATAGATAGTAATTTTTCGGTTGTGTGTAGTGCATTCCTTGTTAGAAAAAGTAATTTACAGATTGAAAGAATACGGAGTAATTAGTGGCTAGATTAAAACCATTACCAAGATCACAACGATATATTTATACTTCTCCTATTCCAAATAGAGGAGAGGCACGTCGTCGTGATAAACAAGAGCAGAAAAATGTAGAAATTACATTGATGGATCACGACGCTGCAATTATGTATTATTTTCAAAATACTATATCTCCCACGGTGATGGAACAAGGTGAGGAAATAAAAGTTCCTGTTATGTATGCAAATCCTGAAAGATGGAAAACTATACAAAAAAACGGACACCTTAGAGATAGTAAAAGACAATTAATAACTCCAGTGATTGCATTTAGACGTACATCTATTGCTAAAGATGATACTATGGCAGTAGATAAGTTAGATGCCAATGATCCAAAATTATTTTATACATTTGAGAAAAAATACACTCAAGAAAATCGTTATGATAAATTTGCAGCACAGAAAGGAATTTTACCACAAAGAGAATTATACAATGTGGCAGTTCCAGATTATGTTATTATGAGTTATGAATGTATTATATGGACGGCATATATTGAACAAATGAATAGTATTATTGAAAAAATACAATATAGTGATGGGGCATATTGGGGAGAACCTGGAAAATTTAAATTTAAAGTTAATGTAGAAAGTTTCGAAGATGCCACGGAGATGAGTGATAATGAAAGAATGATTAAAACTTCTTTCACATTTAATTTTAGAGGTTATTTGATACCTGAAACATTTAACAATTATATAAATACTCGAAAATACTTAACACCAGCTAGAGTTAATATAAATGATGAAACAGATTTAAGTTTTTCAAGTGTTTATTCACCAGATCAACGAGCAGAAACCGTAACATTGACTGGTGGAAAGTTTTCAGGTGGAGTACAAAGTGGATTGGGTAGTGCTACAGATTTTATACGAGGGGCACGAAGTGCTGTAGGACAAGAAACAAAAGATTTAGAATTTACAAACACGTATGGTGGAAATACTTTTTATATTATGAGGTTTGATGGAGAACCAACTTCGAGTACTGATAGTTTAGCAGTAATGACTTATGGATTTGTATCGTCATCTATGACGGAAAAACAGAGTAGTTTTAGTGGGTCCCAGTCATCTTCTTTAGATGTAAGTACACCAAATAAACAAGTATATCAAGTTACTGTGCCGAGTGGTAAACAACTATATAGTGGTACGGTTTATGTATCAATAAATGGGAGTTTTTTATCAAGTCACCCATCAAATCAAACAACAGTAACTACTGAGTATGATTTTTATATTAGTTCTTCTACGGCAGGAAAAATTGCTATAAATAAACCATATACTGGACCAGTGGGGATAAATATAGATGTATTAGATGATATAGTAATAAAATATGTATTGAGTGTATAATGATAACAGAATTACAAGGATTTAAAGGCTCAACAAGAAAATATACCGCCCCCGTAAGTGAATCGGTATTTAGTGGAGACCAATTACAATTTTATAGTAATGTATCTGGTAGTTTAAAAGATGGTAGACAAGATAAGATGCCATTTACGATGAATATGAGAAATGCTAGAGCTACAGATTTACATCATGTATTACATTATAGAGATGCTATACGATTTATACAAAGACATAGAAGAGAATTGAGATATAGTGATATAGAGACAAATGCGTCAACATATCAAACTTTTAATTTAGGGATATCCTCTGGATATAGTGCAACTGCAATGGGAATAAGAGTGAAAGTAAATGGAATTCAACAAACTAATAAAACTCCCTGGACGAATACTTCAGGAGTAGATTGGTATTTTGCTACTAATTATAGAAAGATACATATACGGAAACTTTACGCATC